GGTGAACGTCGCGGTGAACGGGGCAGGGAACCCCCGGGCAGTCGGCGCGGAGGTCGCCAGGCAGGCGGACGAGGTGATGGCCAGACACGCGACACAGGTCGCGCGAAACCTGGGTTCTGCGATGTCGTATTAGTTGCTCGTACTGTAAGCAATTGACCGGATTGAATAATTCACTGGAAAAGATCGACAAACTTCCTGATTGACCTAAGTCGATCAAGATCTGGACCCCCTCAAAATCGCTGTGGGCTCCAAGGCGAGCAAAACGAAGGATGGTCAATAGCAAAGCTCATCTTTTCAAAAAATCGGTTCTAAGGCCTCTGGTAGCTCGCTGGCGACATCGAATTTTGGAGGATCGGTCATGATTTCTCGAATCACTCGTAGCCTGTATTTCCTCCTCTGGAGGGTAAGAATATGCCTCAGAAATCTCTCCTGACCTGGGCCGGGTACACGTTCGACGTCGTGCAGTCGGAGACTGTCTCCGACGCGGCGCAGCTCGCGCAGCACCCGCTCGAAGACGGCTCTCTGGTGTCCGACCACCTGATCCAGACACCGACGCCAGTCTCTGCGGAAGTGCTGGTCACGGACATCCCGGGGGACGGGACCGCATACCAGCTCGGGAGGTCGAACGACGTTTACCTCTCCCTCCTGCAGGAGCTGGGGAGAGGGACGGAGTCGGACCTGTCTGACGGGGTCCGGGTCTACCCGGACATGATCCTGACCGCGGTGTCCCGGACCAGGGGAGCGCCGGAGGGAGTCGCCAGGCTCAGCCTCCGGTGGGACCCCGTCCGCCGCGCGTCCGGGCTCGAGGTCGCCGTCCCCCTGCCGCACACCTCGACGGTCGGAGCGGCGAAGCAGAGCGTCGGGAAAAAAGCCCCAGAGGCTGTCCCTGCGGCGACGCAGGCGAAGGCGAGCACGATCCTTTTCGACCTGATCAATTGAGGAGTATTCTATGCCCGTTTCCATCCCCCTGAGATCTGACCTGGCCCGGTGGGAGCAGCAGGTAGAGCTCGGCGACACGTACGACGCGGACGGGGTGACATTCACCGATGCGAGGCTCTATACCCTGATTTTCGACTGGAACGGGCGCGCGTCGTGCTGGACGCTGGGGATACAGGACGCGGACGGGGCGGACCTGCTTCGGGGGAAGGGGCTCCGGCTCGGGTCGCTCAGGCTCCGGCGACACGGTCGGGAGTCAGGACTCCCACCGGGAGACTTCCTGCTCGTCGACCTGTCCGGGATGCACACCGAGGTGACACTGACCAGTCTGGGGGTCGGTCATAGCTTATTGTATTACTCGAGCGGGGAGCTGTCGGAGGCTGGGCTGTGACATGACTGAGCTATTCGACCGACGATGCACCCTTCAGATATCGACGAAGACCAGCTCGAGGCAGTGGACCTCCGGGCAGAAAAACGAGCTCGACCTGACGTTCTCGGCCGAGAAGACGGCGGGAAGCGAGCCGAACCGGTGCGATATCTCCGTCTGGAACCTCTCGGAGGACTCCAGGCGCCTGGTGTCTGACGAGGGCGCGACGGTCAGGCTCTCGGCCGGGTACGTCGGGACGGAGGCGCTGGTATTCGTCGGCGACGTGGACGACGTCCAAACATCCCGCGACGGTGCGGACGTGCTCTCCCGGATCTCCTGCTCGGACGGGGGGCTGGCGATCCGGAGCACCGTCGTGAACATCTCGACGAAAAAGGACACTCCCGTCTCGGACCTGGTGGACCAGCTCGTGGGACAGCTCGGCCTGCCGAAGGGTCCGATCGCGGTCGTCTCCGGGGCGCTGAAACGAGGTTTGGCCGTGCTCGGCCCGGTCCAGAAGGCCCTCGACGAGCTGTGCAGCTCGAACGGTCTCCGGTGGTCGGTGCAGGACGGGGCCGTACAGGTACACCCTGTCACGGGCACGCCAGACGCGGTGGTCGTGCTTTCCCAGGACACCGGGCTCGTGGGGATACCAGAGCGCCTGGTCCAGCGTGACCAGAAGGGGGGGGTCGAACGCCGGGGCGTCAAGTGCAGGTCGCTCCTCCAGCCCGGGCTGAACCCCGGCCGGAGAATCCGGGTAAAATCAGAGTGGGTGTCTGGGGATTTCGTCGTCGAGCGGGTGGGGCACTCGGGGAGCACGGTCGGGGGGGAGTGGTACACGGACGTCGAGGCCTACTGATCAGTTGTCGAACCAGAACACCATGCGGACATCCTCTACCGTAGATGGATAATCCTCAGGATACCGCTTGACGTCGTACCCATTCCCGAAAAGATATCCAAAAACACTGAACACATAACAGAGATCTGCTTCAGGATCCTTTATACGCGCTTCTCGTTCGTACCAATCCTGCACGTCCGAGAGTTCTTTTCCTGTGATCCAGGACAGATGATGCCAGTCTTCAACCCCCCTGTTATAGTCCATGTTGGTCAGTAATGACATATTGTCAGGTATCCCTCGTAAAGGGTATTGCTGATCACCTGGTTTGTCTGTTCTCACGCCAGCGAGTCGTGCGAACAGTGAGTAGTTGCGGGGAATGTTTAACGCCATCCAGTGATGCCATTCCCCAGAAACTTTTACTTCGATATGCGCATGAATGTCACAACCCATTTTCGTTCTCCTCAATTTCTGTGAGCGCTACTAATTTCCGGGGATACACGCATCACAATCGCAGTCCGGATGGGAAGCATTTTGTTGTCGACGCTCGAGCTCAGCCTCGAGCTGCTCCGTCGTGAACCCTGCCAGTGCAGCGATCATCGGATCGATTGCCGGAGTCAGAGACGCCAGCGCCAGAGTCTGAACCCACGGAACGCAATCGAGTCGGGCCTGGACCTGATCCAGGAAGCTCGGGGAGCAGTGGTCGAAGCTCATAGAGGTTCCAAGATTCCCGTCACCCTGGAGTGAACTCTCGACCTGAAAACAATCGTACGTCCTCATCTGACTCTTCGCGCTTCCTGCAGGGGCGCAACAGACCACCACAGAACCGGCCGGGACCTCCTGCTCACCCTCGTTCAGGAACTCGCCCTGAAGGGCGTACCCGTTTTTCTGCGACCGGTCGATCCCGGTCACGATCTTCAGCCAGCCGACCCGACGCCCCGACCCTGTCGGCTTCGTGAAAGTCCTTCGAATCATCGCCACACCGTTTCGCTCTACAATTTTCAGGTCCATGATTTTCTCCGAATTCGTTGTGTTAGATTTCAGTCCTTATCCAAATCGATTGCGATTTCAAGTTCGTGTAACCACTCAGCTTTTGCGGAGGCCTTGAAAGACTCAATTACGTTGATCAACGCAGAGCTGGAGCGCGATTCCCATGGGCGATCGTCGATAAGGTCTCTTCTGAGACGGATCACGTTTTTGCGCGTTGCAGAGGCCAACCCTTCGTCGGCGATATCGCGACGAAGACACATGGCCAAAGAACCCCTCTGCTCGTCCTTGACGGCTTTCTCGGATTCCCACCCAAGAATTATGGCAACGCCACCGTTTTGCACGGCTGTCACGAAGGCTTCGCGGGTTACCTTGGCTTGCGAAATCGTGTGAAGGATCAAAATCTCAACGTTGCTGGCCATTTCGTTTCTCCAAGTTCGTGTTTCAATGTCTCAATCTCAGTATGTATCTACTATAAGCTACCCCTAGATCAGAATCAAGAAAATAATTCACACATCACAAAAATAATTCACAGCTCGGAAAATCTCGGCAGGTAGTCTACAGTACAGCCATGGACGAGCAGGGGACACGGACTCTCACGAGCGCAGTAGCCACCGCGATCGACGCGGCGCTGCTCGAGGTGCGCACGGCGACGCCGGCGAGGATCGAGTCCTACTCGGCATCCGACCAGCGGGCCGTCGTCCTCCCCCTCCTGAAGCGGCGGACGAAAGTCGGGGCCGTGCTCGTCCCGAACCCGATCGGGAACGTCCCGGTTCTGTTCCCCCGGGCCGGGGGATACGCGATCACCTTCCCGGTCGCCTCCGGGGACACGGGGCTCCTGATCTGCTCGGACCGGTCCCTCGACCTCTGGCTCGAGTCCGGGGGGCAGGTGGATCCGCAGAGCGGTCGCCATCACGAGATGGGCGACGCCGTGTTCCTCCCCGGACTCCACGCCTGGGGGGACGCGATACCAGGGGCCAGTACGTCAGACATGGTCCTGATGCGGGAGGACGGCTCAGCCCTGGTCCAGATCGGGTCGGGGCTCGTGGAGATAGGCGCCCACCCTGCTGCGTCGTGGATCGCCCGTGCAGACTTCACGGACGCGCGGATTACCTCGCTACAGGCAAAGCTCGACTCATTGATCGCGAAGTACGACCTACACACGCACCTAGGGGTGCTACCTGGTCCGGCAGTCACAGCTCCCCCGCTCCCCACAGAGATTGTGCTCGGGCCTCTGGCGACCGTCGCAGCCACGATTGGGAAGGTGACATGAGCGTAACCAGCGACGCGGCGGCGACCGCGATCACGAACGCGATCAATGCGATGGCCCCGGCCGACGTCCAGAGCCTGCTGAAAGTTATGAAGGCGTGGATGGCTCAAGAGGAGCCGTACTGGGCGGCAGGCGGGGGGTCTCAGCCGATCATCATCCGGCCGGACACGATTACACCGGGAACCCGTCACGAAATTGTGGACGGGTGGCTGGGGCTTCGCTATCGCACAGGTTTTTACGAGTCGCGAAACATCCTGCTGGCGGACGG